CGACCAAGGAAGCGATTAAGCTTATTTCTGGAGTATCAAACACTGGGTCGTCTGAGAACTATCAGAAGAATGTAGACCCTACCCTGTCAAATATTGATCAGGTCTCGAGTCGCACCAGTATGATCAGCTCAGTCAGAATCGCTGAGTGCTATCTCCAATACGATACCAACGGTGACGGCATCCTCGAAGACATCATGCTTGTAATGGACAAGGCTACTGGAACTCCTATCTTCTACGACTACATCCAGAACGTCACCGCTGACGGCAAGCGTCCGTTCACGGTCGTGCGTGCGCTCGAGGTTCCGAACCGCTGGTATGGAATTGGCACGTTCGAAATCTTCGACAAAGCTCAGGAGTATTGCGACCTAACAATGAACCGCATGAACCACGCAGCGAGTAAAGAGGGTCGTGTCGATTTCTGGCAACCGTTCAATACTATCGAAGGTGCGGCAGACACTAACCTGAAGCTGAACTGGGGTGGCACATACACCCTCAAGAACGGGAAGGCTGCGGAGGACTGCTTGCAATCTATCTATCTCAAGGACAATAAGATGGATGGTCTACGAGAGCTTCTAAATTTGCAAGTTCAGATGGCTATGCAGGAGAGTGGTGTGTCCAATACAAACGACAGCAACATAGCTGGGCTTGACTCAACCAAGCTGGCTACTGGCATTCGAAATATCGAGGCTAGTGGACAGGAGGTTTTCGGCAGCTACATCCATCAGTTAGAGATTGGTATTCAGGGTCTCGCTCGAAAAGAAATTTCTACCTTGTTTGCTCACCTAGATGAGCTTGAGATCTACAGATACTTCGAACAGAACGAGGCTGGAGGAGAGGGTGCTGGAACCCTTATCGAGATTGACCCTAACGAAATTGGAGACATGGATCTTGACGTAACGATTCTGCTATCTCGCTACAAAGGCGAGCAGGTCATCGCTAACAGCAACGCTGTCATCGAGACTATCAATGCGTTCTATGCTCAGGCACCAGAGATCCAAGCGATCACGGCACCTGCGTTCCAAGAGATCCTGAAGGCACTAAAGGTGATTGACTACGACCGTAGAATCGTTCCTACTACTGTGTCTGTTCCTTCAGCTCAAGGTCCTAACATCAATCCTTCGACTGGTGCTTCGAAACCAAAACAAGTTCAACCAAATGTCTAACTTTAATCCGAAAGAATCTAACGCAATCATCTCGCTGATCAATGAGTTCAGCAAATGCGCTGGTGTCATTGAATGGTTTTTCCCAATGCTTCGTGAGCGTTTGTCTAAGATCGAAGAAGAGATTCTCGACGAGGGCACTCCTCCAGACATTACTGCAAAGCTGAAGATGACCAGAGGAATATGGTTAGAGGTTCTTGCTATGCCAGAGCATGAAAAGTTATCTCACCAGAAAAACATCGAGAGCTTTGTTCAGAGTGCTAAGCCACCGTCTACAGAGAGGTGGTGACCGAACAGAGCTTTGCCAGCACCCTGCCTATCAATGCCTCGGGCAATAGGCAGGGTGGTCACATGAGCGAACTCAGTATTGTTTTCTGGTAGCCACTCCTGTGCCATTTCGGTTTCGTGTAACTCGACCCCTCTTGTTAGGTTCAGACCTCGTATGTGAAGAACTGATTCTGGGCACCTGCATTCCTCGCTGTCGCTGATGTGCTTGTATGCCTCGACAAGATGCTCTCTGGTGGCAGACCACACTCCGCCCCAAGCGATGCAGGTTCGTCGATTTATTTTCAGGCACCTTGCTTTCTCTCCGCTCTTGAACCATTCGGACATCTCTGGAGACAGTCTGACATCGCAGTCAATCTTCATCACGACATCGTTTGGATGAGAGTAGCTTAGGATTCCATCGGATATTCCGAGCGCACAAATCCGTCCGAACATCCCTCTTCCTTGAGTCCCGTAACTGGCATGCAATTCATTCTCTGGGACAGCGTCCCACTCAGACGGGTCAATCATTATGGCAGCGAGCCACCCAAGATCGGTCATCCTTTCCTTGCAAAGAATTGCCAGTGAGTAATCTGATGGTCGACAAAGAATAAATGCTCGGTTCATGTGCAATGTTCGACGTTTGTCTCTGCTTTGTTTGGGGCAAGAGGTCTTTCTTCTTTGCTCTTATTGAGAAATGCTACTGTCCCAGAGATAAACGATACTCGTAGTAGTTGGGCACCTTCTGATGAACTCATTGGGTCAGGGCATTGAAGTATACGAACGTCACATGTCAGACCAGTCTTGTGATAGATGTGACTACCAGCGCAGACTGGATCAAGCTTTGCCACAGTCCCTTCTTGGATCAGAGTCGCGAGCTTGTAATAGTAAATCCCCTCTTGACCATCAGGAACGTAGTTTTGCGACCTGAGATAGTTGTCTTCGATCACTATGATTATTTCCTCTTCACTGTCTACTCTTCCTGAGCTGTCTTCCTTCACTTGGACGTATACAGCTTCGTTTACTGATATTCGGAATTCGATTGGAGTCCCGTTGCCGTCAGCCCTGTTACTACATTCGTAGTAGTAAAGAGCGTCAGCTTCGCTGGCTACCGACATCGCTCTCTCGACAACCCTGCCGTCGTTGACCGTGACGAAATACTGGTCTCCTCTTTTTGTTAGATTTACTCCGAATGGTAGGTCTACTGTGTCGGGTTCGACAATCATCCCCCGTCGACCAAGCACCTCATACTGCTGACCGTCGAGACCAGTTATCCTCTCTCTCCTCATCCCATCGACTTCTCGTTGAATATTCCCCAGTATGTATTCAAGCTGGCGAAGCCTGCTAGAATCATTGCCTCCTCCCATTGGATCCATGTTTAGTGCCATGCGGATAAGTTAATGAAATTTTTTGACAAAGCAACGTAATTTGTTTGCAACTGCAATTTAATTGCGTTAATCACTTTCACATGTCCGAACAACAACAGGAGAAATCCGCTGGCAATACGACTGAATTGGCTGACTCGAAAGGGTCAGTAGAGATCGACAACGGTCTCGATGACGTGAGTAACTACGCAGCAGAAGTGGCAGCACTTCTCGAAGGTGATAGTCAAGAGGAGCAATCCCGTGGCGAAGAAACTTTTGAGGAGGAAACACAGGAGACCGAAGAGTCCGAGACCGAGACCGAGGAGCAATTCGAGGAAACTGAGGAAGAGGAAGAAGAGGAGAGACCTGACACATCTAACGCTAACCGTTACAGGATCAAAGCAAGAAATGACGTTGAACGCACTGCGTTTGCCCTTCACAAGGCGAACCCTTCGTGGACGATGGAGCAGGCAATTGGCGAGGCTAAAAAGATTCACCCAGAGCAAGCAACAGAGTCGACAACTCATGACGATACGGAGGACGAAAGTCCAGAAGTCGTGCAGTCTCAGATTGAAGATCTCAAACAGAAGCGCAAAGAAGCTATCAAGGAATTTGATGCCGAACTGCAAATCGAACTTGAAGACCAACTTGAGGTGCTGCGTGACAAAAAGGCTAAACTCTCTTATGAGAGAACTGCCCGTGCCGCTACTGAGGAACAGCGCTTCTACGCAGACGCAGATCAGGCAACAAATGATGCCGTGCAACTTTACCCTGATGCGGCAAATCCGCAATCAGCATTGGCGAAGGAAATGGCACGCATCGACCGTGATATGATCGAGACTGACAATCCCTTGCTATACGATCCAAAGAAGGCTTTGCGAATCGCGCAGATGGCGGCTAACAACTTGGCAATCGCGCCACGTTCGACGCAGTCAAAAAACGCGACTGTCAAAAAAGTCACAACACGTCCAGCACTTCAACCGTCGAGTGGATCAACCCGCTCCGCCGCAACTTCTGTTGCCTTAGACCGTTTGGACGACCCTAACTTATCTCTGACTGAATACGAAGAGATCACTAACGGGTTACGATAAATTTCTCTTGGGTTAGAATGAAGCGGTTTTTTCAAAATCAAAACTTAACTAACTATTATTATGCCTGACTTTACAGCAACAAACACAGGGACTTCCCTGTCCGCAATGGCTCCTGATTCCGTCCGCAAACTGTGGCACAAAGGAGTTCTCGTAGGTGAACAAACCGAAGACTTTTTCGCTCAGCTTGAGGGAGATCGCAAGGATTCACCCATTCGCACTATCACCGACACCAGCAAAGGTGCGGGACAAACCATCACTTTCACCACTGGTTCTGGCTACTACGGTCGGGGCAAGCAAGGTGACGCGATGTTCACAACACTCACTGACTATGAAAAACGTCAGATCAGTTCGTTCCAGTTGAAAGTAGATTGGCTTCGCCACGCTACCAGCATCAACATGCGTGCTGAAGAAGTGATGGGGCTGCGCGATGAGATTTCTTCTCAGGACAACGTCGAACTCGGCAAGTGGCTCGGTCGTAAAAAATCCGATCAGCTGTTCGCTACGTTCCAACTGTTGCTTCCTTCGAACAACATCCTCTACGCTAGTTCAAAGACGCGCGACACTCTTTTAAGTGCCGACACGCTTGACTGGAACGAGATCGTTCGCATGGGCACTACGCTTCAACCGCTTGGTGGAAAGCCTGCGAACATCGTCCGCAGTGGTGCTAAGTCTGCTCCAATCTTCAGCAACATCGTCATCGGCACTGTCCCTGCGTTGTCCAGCTTGAAGATCGACACTCCTTACCTAACGCTTCGCGCTCAAGCCGAAACCCGTGGTGCCGAGAACACCATCTTCAAAGGCGGATATGCCAACGTCGATGGTCACGTCATCAAGGAATACAATCCACTTGACCATGATGGTGTGGGTGCTGTTGGTTCCTTCCTGAACCCTCGCGCATTCCTTGCCGATCCCGTGGTCGCTGGCACTGCTGCCTTCAACATCACTGGTGGTGGAGCAGACAACCTTAGCAACACCCGTACAGACATCGACTTCTTCCAATACTTCGATGGCTTCGCGTATCCGTTCCTTGAGAACGTAGGTGGCTCGGCGTTTACTCCTGCGTCAATTACTCGCTACGTGATCATCTACAACAAGACTGGCGCTGACGCTGGCAAGTGGGGCTTCTACAGCTACACTACTGGCAACGACGGTCAAAGAATTGCTGTTGCTGGTCGTCTTGGTTCCGCTGCGTCTGGCATTCGTGCCACGACCCTCGGTGGCGTGACTTGGAGTGGCTCGGTTCACACCGATGCCCATCCGACTGGTTCCGTCATCATTGCGGCTAACTCGAAAGGTGTGCCGATCGGTTCGAGCCTCATGCTCGGTGCGTCCGCAGCCCTTCGTGGTTACGGTATGTTCCGTGGTGAGAACATGACGCAAAAGCAAGAAGGTGGATTCATCACCGAGCGTTACATCGTCTCGGTGTTCGGTCAGAAGTTGTATACAGACCGTGCTGGTCGTGTGCCGTCGTGCATCCGACTTGACCATGCTGTGTCCTACCCAGACCTGAACCTCCCAGTGGTTACCAGCTAACCAAATCAACGATCGATGGGGGCATCATATTGGTGCCCCCATCATCCTTCCTTTTTTTATTATGAAATTTCTAATTTACATCGTCGGTTTGCGTCGTTCTTCTGGAGTTAAGAGTGGGGAGTTTTTGTTCTCGGACAAGCACCAAAAATTTATCTATCAGGGTCGCGAGCTTGAGCTTGAAGAGTTCAATACTCTCATGGCAAAGAACTGGGCAATGCAAAGGCTCGCCAATCAGCAAGTCGCTGGGTTTGCCGTCAACCAACCAGTCGAGGAGGAAGCAGCGCCTTCTCCGAAAGCTAAAAAATCAACAACTAAATAATTTACCATTATGTCCGCATTCTCATTAGATCTCGAAAACAAAGTGATGAACCATATTCTGGGTGGAAGTTCTTACACCCGTGTCGATCCGCTCTATCTCGCGCTCTTCACCGTTGCCCCTACCGAGAATGGTGGTGGCACCGAAGTTACTAGTTACGGATACACTCGACTGTCCATTGCAAATAACGCAACGAACTTTCCTACTGCGAGCAATGGTCAGAAGTCTAACGGAACAGCGTTTACATTCCCAGCTGCAAGCGGAGGCTCATGGGGCACCGTTAGTCACTGGGCACTCATGTCAGCTTCGTCTTCTGGAGACATTCTTTTCTTCGGTGCGTTCAATGCTGCAAAAACGATTGCCGATACCGACTCCCTAACAATTCCGATCAACCAACTAACGATCACCCTCGACTAATATGTCAGCTCTCAGCGCATACCTTGAAGGCAAAGTAGCCAATTACATTCTTGGCAGGGTCGCTTACACGGCTCCTACCACGGTGTATTTAGCTCTCTACACCGCTGCTCCGTCTGAGGCTGGTGGCGGAACAGAGGTAAGCGGCACAGGTTACGTTAGGGCATCAGTGGCAAATACTGTTTCGAATTTCCCAGACGCAGTTTTGGGGGTTAAATCAAACGGTATTGCTATCACCTTCCCCGTAGTCAGCGATCCTTCGGGGTGGGGAAACGTTACTCACTGGGGAATGTTCGACGAGCTTAGCGGAGGAAATCTGCTGTTCTACGGGGCACTTGCGCCAGTCACTTTAATCAATCATAACGATCAGCTGATAATTCCATCAGGAGATCTCGACATTACTTTCGAATAAAATCATGCCAACCGTAAACAAAACTATGACTGGGACCGTGGTGGTATCTGCCACGGCTAACCGTCGAGTTGTGCGCGGAATGGCTGCTGCTGTTATCGGGGTTTCGGTTGCGACCGCAGCTACTACAAATAAGTCTGTTTCCTCATCCGCTGTCTACGGATCTGCGGTGGCTTCTGTTAACGCAGGACTGACAAAGAAATTTTCAGCATCGGTCATAGCTACGTCTGATGCTTCAGCTTCTATCACAGTCATCAGGAACGGTCTAACGGTGTGCGACGTTCTGCGTGATATTCTAATGAGCTGGGGAATGGAGAGTCCATGCTCAGCACCGCAGATGGCAAAGATTGCTGCACTGAATGTCATTAACCAATCGATGCAGGTTGTATGGAACCAAGCGATCGACCGAAGCTACTGGACAACCTCCAATCTATCGGTAGCGATCACCTCTGGAAGCACCACAAGCGTCCTTGCCAATGACATTCAAAAC